CGATCATTAAAAGACAGAAAACAAAGAGGACAGCAGCCTTCGTTAAATCGAGGAAGGGAGTCCACGTTTTGGAAGAATGTTAAATCTATAACACCAAATATTTTTTGGACTAGAATTGAAACATACGGAACACCTGGAATTCCCGATTTGCTTGGAGTTTTTGTTTCTAAAGAACTGAAAAGAAATGTATCTTTTTGGTGCGAATTAAAGCTAACAAAATTTAACAAACTAGACCTATCGCCTTTTCAAATTTCGTGGAATATTAAGCGTTATTCTCTTTGCCAAGATAATTTTATTATGGCCAAGGGGGTCAAAGAGAGGAAGATTTTCTTTTGGCCGGGGTCCGTGGCCCGTGAGCTTGTGACTGACTTCACTGCTGTTGAACCATTGTTCACGATCGACCAACCATGGACGCATGTGCTTGAGCCTGCTATCGAGCGTGTGCTTGTGCTTGTCCCTTAATTTTTATTTTTATTTTATTCCCTAAAATTTTGGAATATAGAGCTGCCCAGACCGGATCAAGCTTTGGTAATATTTTATTACTTTCCAGATAGCAGCTTGCCCCGCAGCATCATCACTGCGGAGCATCTCCCTTCGGAGTTCTGCCATTATTTGAGTAATGGGCGTGAGCCTAGGATCGTTGTTCATCTGCCTTCTCTTTTGGTGGTTCTACTTTTTCACCACATTCCAAGCATAACCAATCACCATTGATTAAACCAATATTATTGCAATTACAGTTCATCTGCCTTCCTCTTCTTGTGCATGTAATCGTTCCACCTGGACTCGTCGAAGTTAGGTGCGTGTCGCTTGGCAAATCTTTTGATTAATCCTTCAGTGTATTCGACTGACTTGAGCGACCTAGCCACTAGAACTATGTCGGCTAGTTCCTTCACGTGCTTCTTTGTTATAGTCATATTCTGCCTTTCTTTTATATAAATTTATATATAATCATTATAACCAGGAAGTCAAGAAAAAAAATGGTCATAAATTATTACCATTAGGCTCCCTGGAGCAGCTGGCCGGGAGCCGTGATTCGTAATAAATTATTACTATTTAAGCTCATGCGCTGCCGGCTTCTCCATAGCGTGATTCGTAATAAATTATTACTATCGCCCCCTGGTTCTCCCTGGGTCCCTGAGCCTGTGCCTGTGCGTGCGATTGAGTTGTGCGTGCGATTGTGCTTGTGGTTGAGTTTTCACGAGCCACGGCCGAGAGCTGCCTGTGCTTGTGCGTGCGATTGTAATAAATTATTACTTGCCCAGGTTAGCCCAGGCATGCGACTGTAATATTTTATTACTTTTTAACCAGATACCCAGAGGGTAATTTGGTAATATTTTATTACTTTTTAATTATTCCCATATTTCAAATAAAGACTCTTTCAATGGGTAATTATCTACAAAGCCATTTATATCATTAACGTCTTTCCCTGTTGATGACTCAAAGGTTGAAACTAAATTTTTTAATAGTTTCAATTCATCATTAAGTCTTTCTAATGATTTTAAAATTCTGATTTCTTGGCTTAATTCGATCACAGAATTTTCTTTCATTTCTACGATTTCTTTAATGTTCATTTTAAATACCTCAAATATTTAATTATTCTCTATATTTATAGAGAATTTTATATATAATTCAATCAGAATATTCAGAAAGGAAAAAACAATTATGAATATTAGAAATATAATAGAAAGACTTCAGAAAATTTATTTAGACGAACATTCTGAAGCTTATACTAAATGCGATCTAATGGAACATATCCTTAGATGCTATGAAAAATCAATAACTGAAAGAATAGAGAAAAAATTCGACAATGATTTTTTCAGTTATTCCCAACATGACAAAAATTTAATTTTATTAAAAAAATTAAATTCTGTTGTTAAAATTATTAATCAACGTATTGAGGGAATTATTGACGAACCCAATATAAATATTTTTGTTTGTAATGAAAATATTGAAATATGCGTTGATGATTATTTCATAACTACTGATATGGGAAAGACAATTTCTCAGTCAGCTTATGAGGATAATTATTTCACTTGTACTCAATGCGAAAATGTTTTTCATAATGATGAGCAAAGAACATTTTACGAAAATGAACACGATTATTATTGCAATGATTGTATCAGCAATCATGGTTTTTATTGTGATAATTGTGATGATCACCACCATGAAGATTATACTTGTGATGAAAGAGGGCAAGACGATCTTGATGCATTTGATGCAAAAGTTGATTTGCATTTTTTAGGTAAAATAGAAACATTTATGGGAGTTGATAACATTCCTTTTTTACGTAAAACAAACAATGTTTTATTTTATGGGTATGAAGTTGAACTACACGCAAGGGACGATAGGGCAGAAGTAGTTGAAATTTTTAGAAATCTTTTTAACAAAGACAACGAATTAATCCTTTGTAAAAGGGATGGAAGCTTGGACGACGATTATGGCTTTGAATTGGTTTCTACAAATTGTACTTTTGAGTATCATAAAAACTATTTTTGGAATGAGTTTTTCAAACTTAAGCCCAACACAATGGTAAAGGCATACCATGGTAAATCTTGTGGTATTCATATCCATTTCAGTAGAGAGGCATTTACTGATAATCAATTAAGACGATTAAACTGTTTTTATCATAACCCTCAAAACAGAAGTTTAATTGAAGAACTAGCGGGAAGAGAAGCAAATGGTTATTGTCTTTTCCATAGTTATATTGAATTTAATTCACCAATTAAAACCTATGGAGCAGAGAACAAATATAGAGTTATTAACTTTAATAACACTGATACAGTTGAAATCAGAATATTTAGATCAAATATTAAACAGATTTCTTTTTTCAGATATTTAGAATTTGTTCATAGTGTTAATTTATGGATTAGATCAAATCAAAAAAATAATTCTGATAATTTACATCACAATGATTATTTTGATTGGTTGTTAAAAAATGTTCATAAAGATTATGTGAACCTTTTAATCTTTTTAGATGATAAAGGATACTTCGAACATTTAAAATATATCGAAGAATGGAAACCAATATTTTTAAACTTCAAAAATATAGTTCATGATTTTAGAATTGATAATTCAGAATTAATTAATCAAGAACAAGTAGAGGGGGATAATTAGTATGTGCTTAATTATTTTAGCGAATGATATTAAATCTCTATCTATGGAAGATTTAAAAATTGCTTATAAAAGAAATAGCGACGGTTTCGGAGTTATGTATCTAAATAAAAATAAAGAGTTTATCTCAGATAAATTTGTTCCTAATAAATTTACTGAAGTTGAAAACTTTTTTAATTTACATAAAGAACAAACTAATCGAATGGCTATTCATTTCCGATTAACAACAGAGGGAAAAACTAATAAAAAAAATTGTCACCCTTTTATTAGTTATAAATCTGATAATCGTATTATTGGAATGATGCACAATGGGGCAAGATTGCCAATCAATCTAACCCATAAAAATTGTTCGGATACATGGCATTACAATCATTACCTTTTAAAACCTAGGTTTCTAAAAAACCCAAATAAGATTTTGGAAACTAAATTTCAAAAGGCTTTAAGTTATCATATTAACAGTGATAAAATGATTTTCTTAGATAGTCAGTCAGAGAAATTTATTATCATTAATGAAAACTTAGGAAATTATAAAGGGGCTAATTGGTTCTCAAATGATTATTGGAATATTCCTAAATTTAATTTTAGTAAAATTAATTATTATGGGAATAATTCTTTTGATTATAATTATCTTGATGTTCCTACTGATGAAGAAATAATTAATATGACTACTGATGATATATATGACTTTGTTTGTGGTTGCTTTGAAAATTATAACTATGATGCAATAGTTGATATTATTCAAGATTACAAATTATATCTTCAACACTCTAAAAAATAATCCGATCTTCCTGTTCCTGTGCTTTTGGCGCAGGAACACCCCCCCACAAAAAAATTATATGATTAATAGAGCTTTGTAATAATTTATTACTTTTCGCTTGTTCCTTCAAATTTTTCCCCTGTGCATGAAAATTTTTTTTTGGCGCCATAACCAAAAATTATGAGGAACGAAATAATTTTTGGTTAAGAGATACTAAGGTCTTACGAAGTAAGTCTTTACTAATGAAGAAATAGGGTATACCCCTAAAATTGATTATGATATATAGTTGACCTAGTATATAAATATATAGAAAAAACATGACCGATTTTGTTTCAGATTTGAGTCAAATGTCTCAAGAAGAGAGGCTCCTGTTTCTCAAGAAGTTAGAACTTAAAAAAGCACAATTAGAATCTGCCAGGGGAGCAAGGGACTCCTTCATAAGTTTTGTAAAAACCATATGGCCCGACTTTGTAGAGGGGGGACACCATAAAATCATTGCTAAGAAAATGGAAGCCATCAGGGATAAAAAAATTAATCGTTTGATAGTGAACATGCCACCCCGACATACTAAGTCAGAATTTGCTAGTTATCTGTTCCCTGCTTGGATGATGGGGCATAACCCTAAATTGAAAATTATCCAAACCACCCATACGGCAGAACTAGCATATCGTTTTGGTAGAAAAGTCAGAAACTTGATGAATGAGAACGAATACAAATCTGTATTCCCGAACACTGAGCTAAGAGCCGACTCCCAAGCAGCAGGAAGATGGGAAACAAATCATGGAGGCGAATATTTTGCGGCCGGTGTCGGTGGTTCGATAACCGGGCGTGGTGCAGACTTGCTCATTATCGACGATCCACACTCCGAACAAGATGCTCTTTCCAAAACGGCGATGCAGAACGCATGGGAATGGTACACTTCAGGACCTCGACAGCGTCTACAACCAGGGGGAAGTATCGTTGTGGTGATGACAAGGTGGTCAGAAGAGGATTTGACAGAGAGATTATTAGAAGCACAAGCGAAAGATCCACTAGCGGACAAGTGGGAGATTGTGGATTTCCCAGCGATCACGGACGACGGCTCACCTCAATGGCCTGAATACTGGAAAATTGACCAACTCGAAGCGGTGAAAGCCTCACTACCCGTTGCAAAGTGGAACGCACAGTGGCAACAAGAACCCACATCGGAAGAAACTTCTATAATTAAGCGTGAATGGTGGCAAGAATGGCCGAAAGAACAGCTTCCGCCCCTAAAATATGTTATTCAAAGTTACGATACAGCGTTTTCTTCCAAAACAACGGCGGATTTTTCGGCGATTACGACTTGGGGAGTGTTTCATAACGAGGTCACAGGTAAACAAAACTTAATTTTGGTAGAAGCAGACAAAGGAAGGTGGGATTTTCCAGAATTAAAACGAGTTGCACTAGATAAAAATCAATATTGGCAACCTGAACAGATAATTATTGAAGCGAAAGCGAGTGGATTACCCCTTACCCACGAACTACAAGCCATGGGAATACCCGTTATTAACTTCACACCGTCCAGGGGCAACGACAAATTAGTCCGAGTGAACTCGGTGTCGCCTTTATTTGAGTCAGGATTAGTTTGGTATCCCCCTTACAAGTGGGCAGAAGAAGTTATTGAAGAATGTGCAGCTTTCCCGTATGGTAAAAATGATGACTATGTGGATTCGATGACACAAGCATTGATGCGATACAGACAATTTGGTGCGTTGATACACGAGGACGACGAGCCAATACAAAATTGGATGCCAAAGCGTAGGATTGCATTTTACGGATCATAAGGTATAAAGATTAAATGGCGGAAATTGATAAAACATTAAATACAGCACCCGTTGGTGTTGAAGAAGAAATTATATCCGAACAAGTTTCAGAAACTACTCCTATGGAAGTAGAGGTAGAAGGAGAAGAGTTAGTCAGCATTGAGCCGGGAACCGAGGACACTGGCGATGGGTTCGCTAACAACTTAGCCGAAGAGATTCCCGAAGAGGCTCTCGCAAAAATGTCGAATGATTTGAGAGCACAGTTCTCGGTCGACCAAACATCTCGAAAAGATTGGGAGCAAAGTTATATTCGAGGATTAGATTTATTAGGTTTCAAATACACCGCTGTCTCGGAACCATTCCGAGGCGCAGCATCCGTTTCTCATCCACTACTCGCTGAAGCCGTGACGCAGTTTCAAGCAGGAGCTTACAAAGAGCTTCTGCCTGCGGGCGGACCTGTTAAGACATCTGTCATTGGAGAAATCAATTCAGAAGTCGAACAACAAGCCGAGCGAGTCAAAGAATTTATGAACTATCAGTTAATGCATCAGATGAAAGAGTATGATGCAGAAACAGATCAAATGTTATTTCATTTACCGCTAGCAGGAAGTGCATTTAAAAAAGTTTATTACGATGGCAACATGGGACGACCTGTAGCGAAGTTTGTACCGAGTGAAGATTTGGTCGTGAACTATGGTGCGAGCGAATTAGAAGATGCAGAACGCATCACACACATTATCAAAATTTCTCCGAACGATTTAAAACGACAAATGCTTTCTGGTTTTTACAGAAACATAGATCTAAACGAGAACGACGATTTATATTCTTCCTATTCAGACATACAAGAAAAGTATGACGAACTAGAGGGAGTAAAAAAGGGAGAGTACAACGGACAGTATGAACTCTTAGAAATGCACGTCGATTTAGATTTAGAAGGTTTTGAAAACATGGGAGAAAATGGTGAGCCCACAGGACTAAAATTACCGTACGTTGTAACTGTCGAACAGGGTACAGGAAAAGTTTTATCAATCTACCGAAACTATTTACCGAACGATCCGTTATTTATGAGACAAAAATATTTTGTTCATTACAAGTTTTTACCTGGTCTCGGATTTTATGGTTTTGGTTTAGTGCACATGCTCGGTGGTTTGACAAGAACTGCAACAGCAGCACTACGAGCATTGCTCGATGCAGGTACATTATCCAACTTGCCTGCGGGATTCAAATCAAGAGGGTTGAGAGTCAGAGATGATGAACAACCATTAATGCCTGGTGAGTTTAGAGATGTCGATGCACCTGGGGGAGATTTACGAAATGCATTAATGCCTCTTCCTTACAAAGGACCTGATGGAACTCTGTTTCAATTATTAGGTTATGTGGTGGATGCAGGAAGAAGATTCGCTGCTATTGCTGATATGAAAGTCGGTGATGGTTCACAAGCGAACCCTGTCGGAACAACCATGGCACTTTTAGAACAAGGTTCCAAAGTGATGAGTGGTATTCACAAAAGATGTCACTATGCACAAAAAGAAGAA